GAAAAATTAGATAAAAAGTACAATATTTATGGTGAATATTATACTATGAAAGAATTAGAGGACATGGGAAAAAGAATTTCTGGTGGAGATAAAGGCCAATCCATATATTATGATTATTTGCGCGTAGGAAAGATAAAGGAAGCCATTGGCATGCTAATACAACATAATTTAATAAAATAACTATATATATTTAATATGGTTGAAGAAAAATATTTTACAGAGTATAGACAAGGAACGCGGTGGAACCAAAGACCCGATGCAACGTATAAGTACATGGAATGCAAGCTCTGTGGCCAAATGGCGCCTGTTTGCGAAGATACAACAGCAGTAACATGTTCTGATTGCATTGCAGAATCATGGGAACCATTCAACAACGCCCAAAAATTATCAGATAAACCTAGGGGTTGGACATTGATGAAAGAGTTTGTAGATAAGAATGGAAACGTATATCACAAAGGAAAAGAACAACAAGAGCTAAAGGGAACGTTAAAGCCAACAAAAATCAAAAAATCTGATATTCCAACAAAGAGACTCACAAAAAAAGAAAAACGCAAATTAATGACTATTGGGGCGCTTAATTTACACAATCTAAAAAAACAATATCTAAAAGCTAGGTGGAAAAAAGATAAAAAGCTTATTGCAAGTGAAATAAAGCTACATACTAAAATTGCACTTGGAAAGTTTCCAAGAAACTTTGACCGAAAAGAATATTTAGTAAAATATGAAAATAATTAACATAATATTTTTTATTTTGAAAAATTTTTATTATATTATATAAAATGAAAAGAATATTAATGAGCGGATTAGTTTATTTAGGAATAATAACAATATCATCATTTGCATTGATTTTTGGTATGGTTATATGGATAATATTAATGCCTATTAAATTATTAGAGAGGATAGGAAAATGCTTATAGATAATTATGATAAGTTGATATATCAAAGAGGCGGAAAAACTAAAGAAGCAAAAGCCATTGATTTTAAAATACCAAATGATATGACATGTGAAGAATTTAGAGTAATTTGTATTAGAATGGCTTTAGCCTTAGGTTACCATGAAAATACAGTAAGAGACACATTTGGAAACATACCAGACAAAAATAAAGAAAAAGATAAAAAACAATTAAGGTTATTGCTTGATTGATGGAATATACAGAAGAAAAAACATTAGTATTGGAACGACAACCACCAGGTGATAGATGGAAACCCACGGATAGTAATACTATCTTTGAATCTTTAACAGATGGGTTGGAACATTGCTACCAAAAATCAGGGTGCAGAGATTACCATTTAGCAGCATTGGATGGAAAAGTGTTTTCAATTGACAAGGCTGAAATCAAGCCAGAACCACCAAAATCATTTAGTCTTTACGGAGAATAGTTATATGAATTTAACACAAAAACAACTAACAGACAATTGGGAAAGCCTAATACAAAGAATTAGAGATAATTTTGATGGTAATAGGCAAGATAACCTACTAAAACTATATTATGACCTATCAGAACAAATGATGTTGGCCCCGGCATCTGGCATTGAACATTTTCACAACTGTTTTATCGGTGGATACGTTGACCATGTATTAAGGGTAATGGAGTGCACAGAAAGATTATATGTGCAATGGGAAGAAATGGGTGCTGATATATCTGGGTATACTAAAGAAGAACTTATGTTTTGTGCTCTTAATCATGATTTAGGTAAGGTTGGTGATAAAGACAATGAATATTATGTTCCAAACCCTAGCGAATGGCATAGAAAAAATCAAGGCAAGATTTATGATCCTAATCCAAATATCCAACATATGACAGTGCCAGATAGAAGTATTTGGCTACTTTCACAATATGATGTAAAATTTTCACAAAATGAAATGATAGGTATATTAACTCATGATGGAGTTTATGATTCAGCAAACGATGCATATCTTAAACCATGGGGTAAGGAAAAAGCCTTATGGAATAATCTTCCAATAATACTACACCACGCAGACCACATGGCAACTAGAATAGAGTATGAAGGTTGGAAATCTGGTACCAAATCAAAATTCATAAAAAAGCCAAAAACAAATAACCAAAAACCTGAGCTATCTACCCAGGCCACTCAAGCCCAAGATATGTTTAAGGACTTATTCGGAGAATAATGGTGATATATTTACTACTATCATTATTACTAGCAGCATCAATATATATAATTTTTAATCTGTTTAGAAAGGTTGAACGATTAGAAGAAGCAAACGATGAACTGGCTGAATGGGTAGAAGGATATGAAATAAACTTAAATAGAATATTAAATGAAATAAGAGACATAGATTCTAAACACCTATTTGAAGATGATGATGAAGTAGGTCAGACGTTTAAGCAAATAAAAGATGCCATAAAATCTTTAGAAGATTTGAAGAACATGAATGAAGCTTAGTCCAGTCGAACAATTTTATATTGACATAGAAGAATTAAGAGAAAAAGAAAGACAAGAAGAATTGGATTTCATTGCCTCATCTAAAAAGAAAAGAGGACGTCCTAGAAAAAAGAAAATGTATTTCACAAATGAAACTGAGCTGGCAATAATAGCCTTTAATCAGGAGACATCCAACAAATTAAAGAATAAAGTATACACTGAATTTATTTGCTACCCATTTGATAAATTAGCAGAAAATATTATTCATACGTTTAAGTTTTATTATTTTGATGGAGGAGCTAAAGAAACACAACATGAGGTGATAACATTTTTGCTTGAAAAAATGAATAAGTTCACGCCTGGAAAGGGAAAGGCCTTTTCATATTTTAGTATTGTAGCCAAAAACTACTTGATACAAAACAACAATAAAAACTATAAGGACCTAAAAAGTAAAGCTCCCATTTCAGTAATAGATTATCAAAGGGATATCACCGCCGAAATAAGCTTAGAAGATAGAAGAAGCAGTCTAGACATATTCATGGATAATTTCGTTAGACGCTATGACAAGATTATTGAGGAAAGGTTCAAATCAATAAGAGATAAAAGGATAGCATATGCTATCTTGAAATTATTTGAAGATAGAAAAAATATAGAGATTTTTAACAAAAAAGCCTTGTATATTTTAATCAGAGAAATGACTAACACCAAAACGCAGCACATAACAAAGGTAGTAAATGTCATTAAAGATGATTTTGCAAGCATGTACAAAAAATTTGAATCTGGCAAACTTTTTTAATATATTGAGATATATTTATACATGGTTATGAAAAACGTTACAAAAATTAAAGGTTATATGAATGGCGATAGTTATTCAAATAAAGGCTTAAAAGGCAGAGAGCATTAAACACAGCAAATAAAATAGGAGAGAATTTTATGAGAAACATTATTTTAACAATGGTTTTGGCATGTGCGACAATTTTTAGTTCACAAGCTCAAACAAAAGGCGACTGGTACGTTGGTACTGGTGACGTCGCAAACGTTGCTTGGACTGACTGGGCGGTAAGCCCAACGTTAGGATATGGGGTGACAGACAACATTATGGTTGGGTTGTCCGTATTACAAGCAGACTCAGCAGCAGACATGGAGTATAAACTTCATGCACGATATTACATGAATAATTTATTCGTGTATATTGCAACAGATGGCGCAAATACCGAAGGTATGAGCTACGGTGTAGGTAAGATGTTTACCGTACGAAACAACATCTATATAGACCCTAAAATAGTCTATAATTCAGGAGACAAGACCACAAACCTAACTCTAGGGTTTGGTCTTAAATTTTAAGTAGTTCCATTTTGGGACAAATGCTCTCTCAGCAATTATTAATTAAATAGAGAAACAGGAGAAATAAACATGGATAACGTAATTAAACAAATTACAGGATTCGTTGGAGGACTAGGTGCCGTATTAATGGCCGTTCTTCCAGTAACAATCTTATGGTACATCTTAACAGGTGGATCAGTATTCGGAATGGATGTAGTAGCTAACTTAACTGCACTTATCACTTCACTAGGAAATGGTGGATTTGTAGGGTTAATTGTATTAGTATTATTAGCATCATTTTTTGTCAAGAAATAGTTTTTAAGTAAACCTTGATTAAGAAGCCTGGAGTTAATTCTCCGGGCTTTTTTATTTTTCCATGATTATGATATTTATTGTAAAGGAAAAAACACATGTTTAATGAAGAAATATTTAAAGGCAAAAGTTTTTCTGATATTCTAAAGGAAATACACGTAAATTCCACAAAGAAAGAAAAACAAATAAATTCACTGATATCACAGCTACAGCCGCTTGTTAAGAATATTAATGATGCAACAATTCTCGTACCATTGATAAAAGATTATTTGGATGTCGGAATAAAAAACGACGAACAGCTTGTAAAAATGGCCGCAATAATACAGAGAGCAATAGCAAGAAATGAATCTGAAGGTACCGATTTTATCCTGTCAGATAGCGAAAAGAAACAATTGATAGATACAGTACAAAAAACAACCAATGTAGAATGGGAAGAAGAAAAAACAAAAAATGCCACGATTAAGAGCAAGCAAGAAAAAGAATCCTAGCGTACAAGGAGAAGTGAACAAGGCTGCAGAAGCGGCCTCTGGAATATTAGAGTCGGCAGAAGTTGTTGATATTATTCTAGATCCATCACACCCAGCCTGGAATCCTGACCAATATAGAATCATTGGTTCAATAATGGCTCGAGCCTTTCCAAGAGAATTCGGTTCAACAATAGAAAACCTAGGTTGGTATAATCCAATTAACCCAAATTTCGTCACATATCCGCTATTAGGAGAAATAGTTCTTTTAATATCGGCCGCAAGCAAGTCTGCCCAAATAAATCCAGAAGGAACTGAAAAATATTATTTAACTTTAGTAAATGTTTGGCAAACAGTAAACCAAAATGGATTACCAGCTTCAAGTTACGATGTTACAGCACCAGAAAGATATAAGTCCAGAAACTACAGAGGATTTACTGGAAATTCTAGGGGTGATATAAATGACATGCCTTGGGGAGAAACTTTTGAAGAAAAATCAATAGCAAGACTATTTCCGTATGAAGGAGATATGACGCTTGAAGGAAGATGGGGACAAAGCATAAGATTTGGAAGCACGGTTTCTGAACCAGCAACCAAAAATGATTGGTCAAAAGATGGACAAGACGGTGACCCAATAACCATAATATCAAATGGCCACGCAACAACAGATAGTTCGTATCATTTAGAAGACATAAACGAAGATGCTAGTGGCATGTGGATGTGTAATGGCCAGAGTGTTCCTATTGACGTAGCATCAAAGATAGCTGATTCTTACAAAATGAGCTATGAATCTGCAAAATCATCCGAAAGAGAAAAAATAGTTGGATCAGCAGGACCGTCCGATCCAGCAGCAGGATCAGGTGGAAGCGCTGAAGCAAAAACAGCATCTAGTCCAGGAAGCGAAAATAAAGCAGCCGGAGATGAAGATGTGGCAGCAACAACCGAAGTAGAACCTGATGCAGATGTAAAAGAAGCGGCAGACGAACTTGAAGTTGTTGGAGAGTATGAAGCATATAGAAGAGGTAAATTTACTGAGATGATAGAGGTAGTTGCAATAGATGGAAGGCCAGTAAATAAAGCCTTTGCAGATAAGATACTTGCTCTAAAACAGGCTGGAACAGGTGATGGAGTCACTATAAGATTAAATAGCGGATTCAGGCCAATGGAAAAAATTACAGGTGATGGATGGAGTACCACAGGACAAAGAGACCTTAGAAGAACTAATGCCGGTACACAGGTTGGAGGAACAAAAGAAGGCCTAAACGCAGCGGCTGGTACTTATGACAGCGGTTTTGCAGCCCAAACGAGACAAACCAGTTATTTTAAGCCACTTACTGCTGGTCCAGGATTTTCAAACCACCAGAATGGAAAAGCATTCGACCTTCAGACAGGAATGGGAAGAGACTATAAGACTGGCTATGCCAATCAACCAAATAAAATAACTAAGACGTATAAGTGGCTTGTTGCAAATGCGCATAAACATGGATTTATTAGGGCAGTTTCTAAAGAAAGGTGGCATTGGGAATATACACCAGGAGCAGGAATGTTTTCAAAGGTACCAAGAGACCATCCAACATGGGACGGTTTAGTATAGGAGAATAGTTATGGCATATCGGCCTAAAAAACCAAACAGATACAAGGGAAATCAAATAATAATAAATTCTGATAGATTACTATTTAACGCAAAAGATGACTCGATATTAATAATAGCAAACGAGTCTGTAGGAATATCAACTAATGGCACATTTAATGTTGATTCAGGGTCAGAGACAATAATAAATAGTCCAGAGATATATCTAGGTCTAGATGCAGTAGAACCAGTAGTATTAGGAGATACTTTATTGGGTCTATTAGAAGAATTATGTGATGGACTATTGGCAGAAACACACCCAACCCCGTTAGGACCATCAGGACCCCCAATAAATTCATCAACGTATTCATCAATAAAAAGCAGGCTTAAAGAATTTTTAAGTCCACAAAATTATACATTATAGTCATGGCATTTGTACCATCAGCATTCGAACAAAAATTAACAGAAATAGAAGACAAGGTTGCCAAGGGAGGCCTGATTGATAAAGCAGAATGGGCAAATGCCTGGGCAGATGCATACTTTGCTGGATATGGAAGCCCAACACCCCCATCAGCAACCGGGGCAGCGGCAAGGCAGGCCCTTTTTGGAGCATTAATGGGAGCATTTGACCCCGTATCGCCATCTGCAACCGCAATGAAATCAGGAGTAGACTCATTTGCATCAACATTGGGAGGCGGGATGGCAGCTTCTGGATTTGCCGCAATACCCCCATCAGGATATACCGGAATATCAGATATTTCATCAGGTGATAAAGAAAAAGGAGCAATGCCAGAAAAATTGACATCAATAACCACTCCATGGTTTATGTCGGGTACAGCAACACACATGGGTACTGGAGCAACTGTGCCCTGGTCTTAACAAAATATTCTATACCTTGATATTTATATAGTAAGGCAATATTAGGAGAATAAAATTATGAAAAAGTCTGATTTAATTAGAGTAATTAGAGAAGTTGTAAAAAAAGAAGTTTCACGCGCTGTTAAAAAAGAAGTGCGCAAAGTGCTTAATCCAAAAAAAGCTGATACCATTCCTGAATTTTCAAAGGTTATGGAACATGCTGAAGAATTATTTAATAAAAAACCAGCAAAGAAATTTGCAAAGGACCCAATATTAAATGAGGTTCTTAATGAGACAGCAAATGATTGGCCAACACTGGGAAATAAGACGCTTGATTCTACAGATGCATTGGCAGGAAGAGCAGGTTTGGCTTCTACAATGGGAATGCAATCACCAGACGAAATGTTTGGAGGAAAACCTTCACTTGAACAAATGCTACCTGAAGATAAAAAACGTGTAGAAGTACCAGAAGCAATAGAAAAAGCACTAACTAGAGATTATTCAGACCTTATGAAGGCAATGAATAAAAAACAACGTAAATAATGGGACTTCCAAATCAATCTGACATACCAACATTTGAAACCCTGGATACTGATACTGGAACAGATCCTTCTGACTTAATAATAGATAACGAAGGTAATGTAGTACTTGCTCCAGGAATGGGTAATTTTGTAAATAGAACTAGAAATATTGGTGGCGGAAGAGAAGAATTCAGAGTACATCCCTTAGATTTTGAAATAGATGTATCACTTGGAATAGACCTACCAATGCAAACAAGCAAAGGGTCACTGTTTCAATTAAACTATCTATCAATAGACCAAGCAGTAGCAAATCTAAAAAATTTAGTTTTAACAATGAAAGGTGAGAGATTGTACCATCCAAATTTTGGTACAAATATAAGAAGGGCATTATTTGAACCAAACACGTCAAAGCTTAGAAGCTTCATAAATGACGAGCTAAAAAAGGCCGTAGAGTTTTGGCTTCCATATATAGTGATTGATGAAACAGTTGTTAAAATACCTGAAGGCAAGGGTAGTAGTCCAAGCTTTGCTGATAATTATCATGGAATACAAATAACGCTAGTAATTAGCTTAAAAAATAATAGAATAGATAAAAGGACTATAGTATTGGATATAAGGGCTGACTAATGGGAATACAAACATCAAAAAAAGATTTAAGATATCTGAACAAAGATTTTTCACAATTTAGAGAAAAACTAATAAATTTTTCTAAGGTTTATTTTCCAGATACTTTTAGTGATTTTAATGAATCATCTCCTGGAATGCTATTCATAGAAATGGCAGCATATGTTGGAGATGTATTATCATATTACGTAGATAATCAATTAAGAGAAAGTTTATTAACAGAAGCACAAGAACGCTCTAACATAATGTCAATAGCTAGAGGATTAGGATATAAAACTCCTCCTAGTGTTGTAGCAACATGTGAATTGGATGTGTACATATTATTGCCTTCTACAGGTAATGGGGTCGCTGCTTCACCAGATTGGTCATATGCTCCAGTAGTAAACGAAGGTATGAGAATAAATGCACCGACACAAGGAAGCATAGAATTCTTCAGTTTATCTCCAATAGATTTTAGGTTTTCTAGCTCATTCGATCCAACAGATGTATCAGTATATAAGATAGATTCCAATGGTAATCCAGAATCATATCTGCTAAAGAAAAAAGTAACTATAAAATCTGGAACCGAAGAAACAGCAAACTTTGGTTTTACTACACCAAAAAAATTCGATAAAGTTAGATTAGGTGCAACAGACGTAGTAGAAATAATAGATGTAAGAGATTCAGATGGTAATAAGTGGTATGAGGTAGATTATTTGGCTCAAAATACTATATTCGAACACGTGCAAAATACAGCCTTGCTAGACCCAGAACTTTCACAGTATAATGAACAAACACCGTATTTATTAAAACTTAGAAAAACCGGCCGAAGATTCACTGTAAATGTTTTACCAGACATGTCGACTGAATTGCTTTTTGGAGCGGGAAATTCAAGTCAGGCAGATGAGTTAATAATACCAAATCCAAATAATATTGGACTAGCACTACCATACGGAAATACTTCAGCAATGGATAATGCTTGGGATCCCTCAAATACAATGTTTACTAGAGCATATGGACAGGCCCCATCAGATACAACGTTAAGTGTTAGATACTTAACCGGAGGAGGAATAGCTTCAAACGTACCAGCTGGAATGCTAACTGATGTTACGGGCGTAAGCTTTACTCTAAACAATGATGGATTAGCTAGCCCAACGGTAGACTTTGTAAAAAAATCCCTAGCAGTAAATAACCCAATACCAGCAACCGGTGGAAAATCTGCAGAAACAATAGAAGAAATACGACAAAATGCATTGGGATTTTTTGCTGCTCAGAATAGAGCAGTTACAAGAGAAGATTATATAGCAAGAGCTTATTCTATGCCTGCTAGATTTGGAAACATATCAAAGGCATATATAATACAAGATGAACAAGAAAATCCAAAATCAGGAAGAACCATTGGCAACCCACTGGCCCTTAATATGTATGTTTTAGCATTTAATAGCAATAAACAATTAGCAAATTCAAACACCGTAACGAAGGAAAATCTCAGAAATTATATCAGCAATTTTAGATTATTAACAGACGCAGTTAACATAAAGGATGGATTCATAATAAACATTGGCATAGATTTTTCTATAATACCATTACCAGGATATTCTGGAAAAGAAGTATTGCTTAGATGCATAAATAAATTAAAAGCACTATTTGATATTGATAGGTGGCAATTTAATGAACCAATAATATTAGGAAATGTTGCAACAGAACTTGATAGAGTTGAGGGAGTACAAACTGTCACAGCATTACAGTTCCACTGTAAGTTTGATAAAGACTCTGGATATTCTGGAAACTTTTATGATATAAAATCAGCAACTAAAAATAAAATAATTTATCCTTCACAAGATCCTGCAATATTTGAAGTTAAGTATCCCGATAAAGATATTAGAGGAAAGGTTGTAAGTTTTTAGAGGAGAAATGAGATGATATATTCTATAATAGCAAAAAAAGATGCAACAATATACGAACGTTCTGGTAGCATGAACACAGGAATAGATGAGATTCTAGAAATAGAAAAAACTGTATCATCTTCAGGGACAGCAAACATATATAATTCTAGAATATTGATAAAGTTTGACCTAGCAGAAATATCTAGTTCAATAGTTGCAGGATTAATAACTTCTCCAAAGTATTATTTGAATCTTTATACAAATAATGCAAGCTCTTTAGATTACAAATACGGTCTAGAAGCTTTTCCAATATCACAATCCTGGGAAATGGGAAGAGGAAGAACAGAAACAAAAAAGACAACAAACAGTGGAGCCACAAAATATGAAGAAGAGGGAGTAAGCTGGGAATATAGAGATGGAAGATTTTATTTTGGTAATAAATGGGCAACAAGTTCATTTTTTAGTTCATCAACGCAATCAACCACAGGTTCATTTACAACAACGGGTGGAGGAGGAACATGGTATACTGGAAGTGGCTATTTTGCATCACAATCATTTGACTACGAACAAACAGACGTTAGAATGAATGTTACAGATATAGTTAATAAATGGTTAGATTCATCCGTACCAAATGAAGGATTCATAGTATTAAGAAGTGGGTCGCATCAACCTGCAAACATTGATGAAGAAAAGAATGGAAGGCCGTATGGTTCATTAAAATTCTTTTCAACAGATACTCACACGGTGTATCAACCCAAGCTAGAAGTTTCATGGGATGATTCGGTTTATTCAACAGGCTCTTTAACAGAAATAAACCCTTTTACAACAGAAGCAATAATAGACGTAAAAAATAATAAAGGAAGCTATAAAAAAAGAAGTAGAGAAAAAATAAGATTGGTTGTTAGAGAAAAATATCCAGCTAAAACATATGCAACAAAATCTGAGGCATTAACATTAAACGTTCTTCCATCCTCATCATATTATTCAGTAAAAGATATGATAACAGAGGAAACAATAATACCGTTTGATAGTAGTAGCACATTAATTGGCGCTGATGCGGATGGAAACTTTTTTAATTTATGGATGAATCAGTTTTATGATGAAAGAAGATACAAATTTATATTTAGGTCAATATCTGGTTCATATCAAACACCGGTTAATGATGTTATATTTGATAATGATTATACATTCAAAGTGGTTAGATAATGGCCTACTCAAAAAGAAAAAACAGAACATCTAGTAGAAGCTTTAATCCAAAAAATGCTGGTAATAGAAACAGGATTAAAAGAAAGAAGGTACTGTTTCCAACTAGTCCAATAAACCCAAAAGCAAATCAACTTGCACCCCAAAAAATAGTTCGCCGCGTTGAAGGCTCTCCAGATAGATTTGAAGTATTTGATGATGAATTAACTCCTTTTGCAAGAGCATGTCTTATAGAATCAGAAAAAGAAGCAGCCGCAGAATATACGTTAAGAGATGATTTTGATTATTCTTTGGGCTCAATCTCAATAAAACCGGCAGATAAAAATAGAATAGCTTCAGATTTTGGAACAGATGACGGTTTAAGTCAAGTACCAACAGAAAAAGTTATAAGAAACATTAATGGCATCATACTTTCTAATGAAGATAGTGAAAATAATGGAGAGAAATACATTATTGCTAATGCAAGGTTTGTTTTTGCAGATTTAGATTTTGAACGGGTTGTTGACACTGAAATATCAGAATTAGCATTTGAGCCAAAACCATTATTAGGACCAAACAGGTCACCAATCATAATAGACACAATGATATATCCAGGACATGGAACGCTTGATGGTACAGAATCAGACGGATATTCCATACAGACACTGATAGAGATAGGAGAGCCAGCTTACCTGTGCCCCGCAAATCATGCCAGGGTTATTGTTTGCGACGCATATAGTTATATAGATAATAATGGAGAAAGGGTTGATGATGATTTGACATATACCTGGAGGTTCACAGCTGTTGGCATTGGAACGGCCCAAGAGGCTGTTGTAGCAGATGGGCCGGTACTAAGACTATATAATGTACAATTGCAGCAAAGGGGAAGATATACCTGTGAAGTTTCTAACGAAAAGGGAAGCTCGTTCACAAAAGCATTTTTCTTTCATCCCCATGGAGGAATGCTTAAAGCAGTGAATAAGGATGGCATACCAACTGGAAAATGGATAAGGGATAAAAAGCATGACGCAACACATAAATCTACCCATGGGTACATAGACTATGACTTATCAAGAAGGCGCTGGTTTAAGGCAATATGGAATGATGGCGAATGGATTGAAGATCCCACCTATAATATAGCCACTAAAACAAATAAACCTCCACCAAAAGAAATAAAACCCTTGGTTGCACCTGTAAAAGTAATAAAAGAGAGAAATAATCTTTTACCTCTCGAATACCAGTGGGGCCCATCACCTGGATTTATTAAAATAAAGA